CGCTCACGATTGCGGTGTTTGCCAGGATCATCTCCCAAGCCCAATAGCCACGAGGAAGCAGCATGAAAGCTCGCACCAAATCTCAACGACGACGAAAGGGCGGGCGACCTCGCATTATGGACGCTATCCGCACCAAATCCGGCAGGATCAGCGAAGGCAATGCAGAAAGCGTGCGCAGAGCGGAAATCATGACTGAGACGGCCAAGGAAGCTCGCCGGCGCGTTTTCGGGATATCGGAGAAGGACAGCGGCAGCCAGGAGGCCGGAAGCGTTCTAGGGCGCCTGTATCTCGACGGCGCGCTAGGTTTGGTTATGAAGCAGCAGGGCACATCCTGGCTGCGCAAGGAGGCTGGCGACCGATACGCGATGGACATGGCGCGCTACTACATGCTGACCGGCATTCCCCATCCCAGCCCAAGAGCGCAGAACGTGCTTGCTGTTCGCGGATACGACGGAGACGAAGCGGAAAGCCGCGCACAGGCCGCGCGAAAGGCATCAAACCGGATGATGGCGTTGGAAATGTGTCTTGGCGCCGCTGACACGCAAGGTAGGCCAGTCACATCGAGCATCAAGACGGTCTGCATCATGGACGAGGAAACAGCGCGCGGCTGGCATCCATCGCAGATACAGCACTTGCGGCGCGGCCTCGATGCGCTCGTGAAATTTTATGGATTGGATGGACAATGACCGACGACATAGAGGAATTGAAGCAGCAAATGCAGATGGCATTGAAGGCGTTTGCTGACACATTTGACACTGGTTTCTTCGTAGGAACCCCTGTTCGCCGCGCCGCTTGGATTATCCAAGAAATGCAGGGCGGCAAGACTGTCGCGGAGCGAGCGGCGGAAGAGAACGCGGCAATCGAAGCGGCAAACCAGCGATGGAAGCGCTCGTGAAATTTTCAGGGCTTGACCTTTCTCCAGAAATAGACGATAAAACTCCATGAGCGCATTTGCGCCAGTGACCCGCCCGAGAAATCGCCAGCGGGTTTTTCGTTTTCAGCGGTATATCATCCCATGGCAAAACCTCCCGCCGTGGCTCTCAAGCGGGAGCCGCGCTCCGGCGTTTATTTCCTTACGGATGAGAACGGGGAAGTCGTCTACATCGGGGCCAGTAAGGATGTTGACAACAGGGCGAGCAGCCACAAGCACAAAGGGTACGACATGTATTTCATCCCGCATAGCGGCGATGCGCAAAGCCTGAGAGAGGCTGAACAGAAGTACATCGATGAATACAAGCCAAGGCTGAACGTCAATTCAAAATCAGCCTACCACGGCGTTTATGTGCCCACTCTTCCGAGACGCGCGTCAATCGCAGCGTGATCTAAAAGTATCAACAATTTAGGTGAATTTAAATGGCTGGACGGCCTCCAAAGGAAAAGTCCTTCGCCAATATGCTGCGAATTGCAATCATGGCACCGGGCGCAAGCGGCGAACCAAAGCTGCGTGAAGTGGCGGAAAAGTTGGTTGACGAAGCAGTCAAAGGCGAAAGCTGGGCCGTCAAGGAAGTCGCTGACCGGCTAGACGGAAAGCCAGCACAAGCGATCATTGGTGATGATGAGAGCGACCCCATCCGCCTCATTCACGCAATAGAGCGGCGCATTGTCCGTCCTGGGAATTGACACGGCTGAGGTCTTCGAACCTCTCCTCGCCCCGGCTCGATACAAAGGCGCACACGGTGGGCGCGGCTCGGGAAAGTCGCATTTCTTCGCAGGCCTATTGATCGAAGACGCCCTTGCCGAAAGGGGACTGCTCTCGGTCTGCGTTCGTGAAATCCAGAAGAGCCTGAAGGAATCGGCCAAGCGCCTGATAGAATCGAAGCTCATTGAATTCAACCTTGGTGAGGCAGACGGCTTCAAGGTCTATGCCGACAAGATACAGACACCGGGTGATGGCGTCATTCTCTTTCAGGGCCTTCAGGATCACACGGCGGAATCGATCAAATCGTTGGAAGGATTTAAGCGTGCCTGGATTGAAGAAGCGCAAACCCTCTCCACCACCTCACTTACGCTCCTACGACCCACTATCCGCGCCGAAGGGTCCGAAATATGGGCAAGCTGGAACCCAAGACGGAAAAACGACCCAATTGACCAACTGCTTCGTGGATTTTCTCAACCCACAGGCGCCGCAGTGGTTCGTGCAAACTGGTCCGACAACCCTTGGTTCCCAGATGTCTTGCGCCAAGAACGCCTCGACTGCCTGAAGAACGATCCAGACCAATACGACCATATCTGGGAAGGCGGATACGCCACGGTGCTTGCTGGAGCCTACTACGCCAAGAGCCTTGCGGAGGCGCGGGCGCAAAAACGGATCGGCAACGTCTCCCGCGACCCGCTAATGCCGCTCAAAGCCTTCTGGGATATCGGAGTAAGTGATGCAACCTCAATCTGGGTGGCACAATTTATCGGGCGTGAAATCCGCGTCCTTGACTACTATGAAGCCGTTAGACAGCCGTTGGCGGCTCACCTCGAATGGCTACGTTCTAGAGGTTACGTTTCTGCCACCTGCGTTCTACCCCATGACGGAAGTCAAGCCGATGCAGTTACCGCTGTCCGGTTCGAAGACCACATTTCCTCAGCGGGCTTCGCGGTCGAAACCATAGAAAATCAGGGCAAAGGTGCTGCCCTAAAACGTGTCGAGGCAGGACGGCGGCTTTTCCCTGCAATCTGGTTCAATGAGAGCACGACCGGTCCGGGCCTCGACGCTCTTGGCTGGTATCACGAAAAGCAGGACGAAGTTCGCAACGTCGGGCTTGGTCCTGAGCACGATTGGTCATCGCATGGTGCAGACGCCTTCGGACTGATGTGCGTGGCGTATGAGGCGCCGGTAAATGCAAAACCGAAGCCGCAAGCGCCTCGTTATGGCGCTGGATCGTGGATGGGCTGATGGACATGCTGGCAATCGACATGAAACTGAGCGCTTCTGCCTCGAAAGCCAGCGAATTGCGCGCCTTGGCCGTTGCGATGGCGCAACTGTACCGCGCCGCGTCTGAACAGTGGCCGGGACGTGACTTCACCCAGCGCAGTTTTGTTGATGGCGATGTCTTCACGGTCGAACTGACACGCGCCTGAATGGCTATCCAATTCGGCAAACCCGTTACGAAATCCCGTAACGCACCAAGCACAAACGTTACGGCAAATGTAACGCAGGGCCAAGCGATGAACCCTCGCACAGTTCCAGAGCTTCTAGAAGCGTTCTGCCTGTTGTCCCGCCGCGTTGAGGTGCTCGAAATGCTCGTCAACAAGCAGGCGGTGATGTTCAGCCTTCCGCCAAGTAAGCCAGCCAAGCCAGCAGCAGAGCGCATGAAAGAATACCGCGCTCGCAAGCGCCAGAAGGACGACGCTTGATGGCTGACAGCGACGACACGGTAAAGGAGGCCCGCGAGGCATTCCAGCTTGCGCACGATGCCGAGACGCACAACCGCGAAACCTATCTGTCCGACTACAAGTTCGCACGTAAGGAAGAGCAGTGGCCGGCCGACATCCTAGAGCAGAGACAGCGCGAGGGACGCCCAGTCCTCACCATCAACAAGCTAAACGCCTTCATTCGCCAAGTTGTGAACGACGCGCGGCAGAACAAGCCAAGCATCAAGGTTCATCCGGCAGATAGCGGCGCCGACAAGGAAACGGCTGAGGTCATCAACGGCCTCATTCGCAACATCGAATACACATCGAATGCCGACGTTGCCTACGACACTGCCACGGAATGCGCGGTGACTGGTGGCTTCGGCTATCTTCGGGTTGGCCTCGATTACGCCCACGAAGACAGCTTCGACATGGACCTGTCGATACAACGTGTATCCAACCCGCTAAGCATCTATGGCGATCCGAACTCGACTGCCGCCGATTCCAGCGATTGGGACAGCGCCTTTGTCGTTGATCGGCTGACCAAGGCGCAATTCAAAGCGCAGTACGGCAAGACAAAGACAATCGTTGATTGGGACGACACGCAGGCTTGGGCGGATGCGGGCGACTCCTGGCGTCACGACAACACTGTGCTGGTTGCGGAATACTGGCGCCGCGAGGAGTACGAAAAGAAAATCCTCATGCTCGACAACGGCATGGTGATTGCGGCTGATGCCGTCGAGTCTGATCCTGACCTTCAGATGCTTCTGGAGCAGGGCATTGCCCAAGTCAAAGCGGAGCGCATGACGAAATGCAAGCGTGTGAAGCAATGCATCTTGTCTGGCATTGAAGAACTGGAAAAGAACGACTGGCTTGGCAAATACATTCCCGTCATCCCTGTTTACGGTGATGAGTTCGACATCGAGGGCAAGCGCTATTTTCGTTCGCTGGTTCACAGCGCCATTGGCCCGCAGCAGATGTTCAATTTCTGGCGCACTGCATCAACCGAATTGGTCGCTCTTGCGCCACGCGTGCCGTACATTGGCCCGAAGGGCGCATTCGACCACGATCAGGACAAATGGAACACGGCCAACACTAAGAGCCATTCCTACATCGAGTATGACTCGAAGAACGGCCAGCTTCCAGCGCCGCAGCGCCAACCCTTGGACATGGGTGTGGCAGCCGGCGCGCTTCAGGAGGCATTGAACGCCTCTGACGACATGAAGGCCAGCATCGGGCTCTATGACGCTTCGCTTGGCGCGCGCTCGAACGAGACTTCCGGCAAGGCTATTATGGCCCGCCAGCGGGAGGGTGACGTTTCGACGTTCCATTTCACGGACAACATGGCCCGCGCCATCAGGCATACGGGCCGCATCCTCATTGACCTAATTCCCAAGGTCTACACCGGGGAGCGGGTTATTCGCGTCATTGGCGAGGACCAGGCAGAGCGCCCCGTCACGATCAACGCTCAAGCGCAGCAGATGGACCCGAAGACCGGTCAGCCAATGGTTGACGACAAAGGTCAGCCAATCAAGCGTATGCACGACCTGGCAGCCGGCAAATATGACCTGACGGTCACGACCGGTCCAAGCTTCACCACGCGCCGCGAGGAAGCGGCCATGCAGATGACGGAGATGATCCGGGCATTCCCGCAGTCCGCCGTTGTTATCGGGCCGGAACTGGCGAAAAACCTCGATTGGCCGGGAGCAGACAAGATTGCCGAGAAGCTGGAGGGCATGTCTCAGCCACAGATTCCGCCAGAGGTTCAGAAACAGATTGAACAGGGCCAGCAGGAACTGGCGCAGCTCAAGGAAGAGAACCAGCAACTGAAGGCGGACCAGGCGACCGAAATGGCCAAACTTGAAGGCCAGAAGCAGTTGGATGCCGCCAAAATCCAGGCGCAGCGAGAATCCGACCAGGCGAAGCTCCAAAGCGCTGAAGCCATCAGCATCATGGAAATTCAGAGCAAGGAACGGCTCGCGGAAATCGAGATAGCCGCCGATGCCAAGATTAACGCGATGAAAGCCAACGCTGCCGCACAGAACGCGGCGGAAGCCAACCGCATGAAAGCAGAGCAGAGACCGTCCAAGTGAAGGTATCGCCATGCCCGCTAGTGTATCGGTAGCCGTACACAACACCACACCGCCGACAAACGTCACCGGGAACGTGGCTGATCTTCAGGTAGGAACGCGTGGCTCCCTGAATGTCCAGTTGATGACGGCCAACGCGGCTACAGCCATCGGCTCGGATGCAACAAACGGGCTGGATGTTGATGTCACGCGGCTTTCGGCTCTTGTCGCGGGCTCCGCCCAGATTGGATCGGTTCCGCTAGGGGCGAGTGCCACAGTTGGAACGGGCACGGTCAATGCGCGGGTCAAGTCGGCGGCAAGCACCAATGCCACATCGGTCAAGGCAAGCGCCGGAAAGCTGTTCGGTGTCACCGTATACAACACCACGGCGGCGGCCAAGTTCCTGAAGCTCTACAACAAGGCCAGTGCGCCGACCGTCGGGACTGACACGCCGGTTATGACGATCCCCGTCCCAGCAAATGGCGTGGCGGGCTATTCCAACCCGATTGGCAAGGCATTCGCCACAGGCATTGCCTACGCGATTACCGGCGCCGTTGCCGACAGCGACACGACACAGACCGCCGTGGACGATGTGACCGGCGCGCTCGACTACATCTAAACCCGCACCAACCCCACAAAGGAGTGCATCGCATGGCCGATGAACAGGAATCTGTTGCCCCAGTAGAAGCGGAGACGCCAATCGAACAGGAGCAGGGCACTGACGAAACGGTAAACCTTCAGGAAACCCCGCAGGTCGAAGCGGAAGCGCCTGAAGTACAGCAGCAAGCCGAGCTGGATGAAGACCTTGAGGACTTCGAATGGAACGGCAAGGTTCTGAAGGCCCCCAAAGGCCTGAAAGACGGTGTGCTCATGCACGCCGATTACACCAAGAAAACGCAGGAAGTTGCCGACCGCCGCCGGGAACTGGAAGCCTACGAGCAGCAGGTTGTCCAGCAAGCCAAGGCGAGCGAAGAGGAACTGAATGCGCGCGCTACCCTTGTTCACCTCGATAAGGCGCTCAAGGAGTATGAGGCGATAGACTGGCAGCAGTGGGCAGCCACAGAGCCAATCGACGCCCAACAGCACTGGTACAAGTACCAGCAGATGAAAGAACAGAAGCAGGCGACTGTTCAAGACCTCGCCGCAAAGCAATACCAGCGGACTGAGCAGGCGAAGCAGGAGACTGCCAAGCGCCTTCAGGAAACCGACGCGTATGCGAAGAAATTACCGGGCTGGACGCCACAGGTAGGCAAGGAGATTGCCGACTATGCGATGTCGAAAGGCATCGACATGGACACTCTCCAGGCGAACATCACGCCGCAGTTCTACCACATCCTCTATGAAGCGAGGATCGGCGCCGCAGCCCTTCAGAAGCAATCGACTGCCCCCAAAACACCTCCACAGTTGCAGGCCAAGCCCCTGACTGTCGTCGGAGCAAAGTCTAACGCTCCGGTCGCCAAGTCGTTGGCCGAAATGTCCATGGAGGA